ATGTGTAGTCATGACGGGGGCGACTAGTATCGATTGCCGATGAGTAGAAGCGTGGAGAATAGGTGAGCGAGCGACCTTAACCGCAAGAAACGTGTAAATGCCAACGATAATGGTATTATGGAGACCCGCTTAGCCGCGTAAGTTTTCCGGGGTATGGGTTCCACCTAGCACCAGAACGGACCCAATTTAACACACACAAACACAGGAATAAAAAAATGAATGCATATCTAATTAGACTAGAACTTCTTAAGATGGCCAAGGATCTTCTTATGGAAGAATACCATTCAAAGAGAAGTTTAATTGAACAAGAATGGAGTTATAAGATATCGGTGGTTCAAGATCATACATCTATAGAAGCGCCTAAACTTCCTCGATATCCAACAGAACATGATATTATTAATAAGGCGCTTGGTCTTAATAATTTTATTTCTAACGGGTAATTAAAATAGGTGGGCAACCGGCCTATATCCAAACAGGTTGCATTTAATTATGGAATTGGAGTAGAATAAAATCAATGTTTGTAAAAATTGATCCGCATGGATATTTCTTTGATGAAAAGGGTATTAAAATTATTGAAGACAAATATGATGCAAAATATGTTGGATATTGGTGTACTAAGCGTCCTTCAGGAGGATGGAATGAAACTCCTGTGGATGTTTTTTATGTAGAAAATCCGGATCGTTCTAAAGGTCATTCAAATTATTTTGGAATGTTTATTCAAAATAATTCTGTCATGATCACAAACGCGGAATCTTGTTTTGAAGAGCCTATTGCCGGGATTCTTTGTGAAGACGGTGAAGTGCTTGTATCTCGTTATCGGCATGATTATGTTGAAAAGGATGGTCATATGATTGATGGTGGCCGAGATTATGTTCGTTGTTCTGCAAATCATCCTCGTATTGGTATAACTATAGAAAATGGCAATTTTATTCTTAAGGAATTAACAGATGCATAGCAATACAGAACTTCATCCCGATCCAGATAAACGTGACTGGGAATATGATGGATTTGGCGTCAGGCGATATAAAAATAATTTTCATGTTGCTTTAGAGTCAGAAATTTGCTCTATATGTAATAAGGTAAAATCTACCAATCAATGTGATCTTTTTTGTTGTAAAAAGAATACACAATGAAAGAATTAAATATTAAATCGCCAAAAGAATTTGCGGCAGAAATTGAAGAATTGATTTGGAAACATGATATTGAATATATTGATGCAGTTATTCTTTATTGTGAAAAAAATAATTTAGAAGTTGAAACTGCGGCATCATTAATTAAAATGAATGCCGAATTAAAATCAAAAGTTCAATCTGAAGCAGAAGTTTTAAATTTTATTCCAAAGGTTTCAAGGTTACCAATTTGACTCCATTTGAAGCATATGTATTATATTCTGCTCTCAAAGCACACTTTTCTCGTGAACAATATGACTTCATAAAATATCAAGGTAAAATGAAACTTAATGTAGAAGCCTTTGAGATTCGTAAAGATAAGTTTTTCTTTGCTAAATTAGCCAAACATAAAAATCCAAAAGATTTTCTTATTGCTAATTTTGTAGAGAATGGAACAAATATTTGGATAGGTGATTTAATTAATAATTCTACTACCGAAAAAGTATATATAGAATGGAATAAAAGAAGACAAGCTCTTAGTTATTATTTTCAAGAAGACCTTAATAATCTATTGACAAATATTTCCGATAATGTTAATATTAAAAATAATCAGCATCCACATCTGCTAAAGTTATTTCTAAGAAAAAAGATATCAATAGAGACCATCATTATATTAGATGATCTTTTAAATTATTTTGATCTATGGAATAAAAAATTGAAGGACGATCCATTGTGGAAAGATATTTTTATTATCTTTAAAAAGTATCGTTCATTTCTAGATTATGATATTTCTAAAATGCGTAAAATTGCTTTAAAGCATTTTGAAGCATCCTATGAGAATGCATAAATAATATGTCCGCTTATACAGGACAATACACACAAATATATGGAGAAAATACATGGTAGATTTTGCAACATTAAAGCGCAATCGTACAAATGAACTAAATAAGCTTGCTGATCAAATTAAAAAGATCACTAGCAATGAGTCCCCAGCATCAACAGACGAAAGAATGTGGTATCCCGATGTAGATAAGACGGGAAATGGTTATGCTGTAATTAGATTCCTTCCGCCTCCTCCAAATGAAGATATGCCATTTGTTCGAGTATGGAATCATGGATTCAAGGGTCCTACAGGGCTTTGGTATATTGAAAATTCACTTACAACTCTTAATCAGCCAGATCCTTGTAGTGAATATAATTCACAACTTTGGAATTCTACGACAGATGATAACTCTCCCGCGCGTAAGCAGGCTAGAGATCAAAAGCGAAAGCTAAGTTATTTTTCTAATATCTATGTTATTAGTGATCCAGCCAATCCTCAAAATGAAGGAAAGGTAAAAATCTTTAAGTATGGTAAGAAGATTTTTGATAAGATTAATGAAGCAATGAATCCTCAATTTGCCGATGAAAATCCTTTAAACCCATTTGATCTTTGGGAAGGCGCAAACTTTAAGATTAAGATTCGAAATGTTGAAGGTTATCGAAACTATGATAAGTCCGTATTTGATTCTAGGAGTCCTTTATTAAAGGATGATGATGAACTAGAAAAGATTTGGAAGTCTGAATATCCTCTTCAAGAGTTTCTTGATGTCAAGAATTTTAAGGATTATGATACTCTAAAGAAGAAGCTTTATGCGGTATTAGGACTAGAGTCAGCCAATAGACGAGATGAAGATGATCTTCCTCGCGCAGAGGCCATTCCATTGCGAGAATCTCGGTCTAAGTCTCCCGTTGTCGAGGAAGATGACGTTCCTTGGCAAACTGAAGATGATGACGATGACATGGCATATTTTCGCAAGCTCGCTTCGGAATAATTGAGACGTCGGTCGTGGAGACTTAAAATACCACGAGTAGCTATAGGCGAGATCGGATAGCGACCGGGACCAGACGAAATACGGGCGAACGTCTCAAAATAAGCCCGACCATTTCGTTGAGATACAAGAGGGAGATTCTCTCCCTCTTTTTTTATTTTGGTCTATTGGTAAATTTTTCTGCACCAATAGCGCCAATGCCGGTAATAATTGTATATTTTAAGGCATCTATAACCATGGGATCGACTTTAACATTATAAAAAATGTTAGCAATACCATATATTGAAAGAAATACCATTGATCCTAATACAATAACTCGTTTTGAAGATGGATTTCCATCAACATCTTGTAATACTTTAGCTATCCAATTTGGTGGCGCGGCAGGAGTTACATCTGTTGTACTCATTTTAAGTTCCTTGATTATGTGAAGTGTATGTCGGTTCATTTACGCCAAAATGCTGTTCTAATGAATATCCATTATTATTTATATTATTTTTAGAATTAGTAGAAGTCGGTGGATTTGTTTTTGGCGCAGAAGTAGTGGAAGATTTATTATTCATAAATCTTTGTCCTTCTTGTATATCTGCTCCCATTTTACCAGCATATTGAATGTGTGGAGCGTCTGCTTTAGTTCTGCCTACGCCATTAATAAAAGGTCTCCACAGCCCATGTTTCTTTAAAAATGGATCCAGTGGTGATTGTTGTCCTTGTGGAGCAGTCGGACTCACATCTATTGCTTGCCCTAAAGCATGGGCGCTTCCTTTACCACCACCTTTGACGGTAAAAGTTTTTCCTTTATATATAATTGTAGTATCGTTTTTTGGTGATGCTGGACTAAAAATTCTCGGTTCATGAAATATATTAGCTCTTACCCAAAGTTCTGCTTGATATTCGTCTCCTCGATATCCTGTTTCAATTTTTAATGGTTTGCCATATTCTACTGCGGCTGCATAAAATCTAGATAGTAATTCGGGTTCTACTTTTGATATATCTGCTTTTGGGCCTAAAGTTACATTATTTGGTTTTTTCCCCGTATTTGTTTGTATTTTATCCCCAGTAGCGGGTGGCCCACCTCCACCGGTAGTAGGCGGTGCTGGAGAGACTGAACCACCAGTTCCACTTCCACCGGTAGTAGGCGGTGCTGGAGAGACTGAACCACCAGTTCCACCTCCACCGGTAGTAGGCGGTGCTGGAGAGACTGAACCACCAGTTCCACTTCCACCGGTAGTAGACTGTATACTCGGACTTGGACTTGATGAAATTATATCATTTGGTTTGTTAGTTGCAAGTTGAGCATTTGTAGATTGAAGCTCTGGTGTTACTTCTTTCTGTGGAGAAACTTCAGAACCTCCAGTAGACGGTGCACCCACTTCATTCTTTTTAGTTTTGGGTATAGAAGGCGCGGGCGGTAATCTAAGTGCTTTAGCTTTATCACTAAACTCTTTTGCAGCATCTTTTTGTCCTATAAAGTTCATAAAACTGGACAAGCCATCATATAGTATAGCTATTACCTTACTAAATCCTGATTTTAATGTGTCAAATATTTTTTGTATACCAGTAGTTGCCCATCCTATAGCGCCACGGATTAATACTGATAATTCTATTCCAGCAAAAAGTAAAAAATTACCTAAATTATCAGATTTTTTCTTTTTTCTTTTTTGTTTGTTAGGAACAGGTTTTGGAGAACTTTCAGGTTTATTAAGATTAAATATTCGTATAGCATAGTCCATAGATTCTTCATTTGCATCCATGGCTTTAAACAAATTTTTTCGTGTTTTATTAATTTTTTTATTAATTAAATCTAATTTATCTATTACAACAAGAATTCCACTTGTATTGATAGTATTGTCTATTTCATCTTTTTTTATCATTTTATTGTTTTTTGAAAACCACCAACCTTTTGTGGTAATACCTTTACTTCTTAAAATCTGTATTTCTAATGGGCTATAGTCAGTATTTTTTATTTTTTTTGAGACATTTTCTAATTTTGCCATTTTAGGTTAATCCGGCAACACCAAACAGCGGTTCACCAGAATTAAAAAATACAGCAGCACAATCTTCTTTTATCATTGTGTATACTGGATTTGGTATGCCATATTGTATACCCGGAGATACTGGTTTTCTTGGAGTAAGTGGAGTTTGAGAAGTTTGTGTAGGTTGATTAGTTAATGATTGTTTTCCTGCCGAAGGATTAGTTGAAGCTTTTGGCGCACTACTCGATTGAGCAGTAGATCCACCTCCACCACCACTTCCTCCACCGCCGTTAAATGATTTAGCAAAAGATACTGGATTTACGGTAGAAAATGATGTAGATGTTGGAATTCCATTGTTTTTTCCACCGATTATAGCCGCAGCATTTGCAATTCTTTGCTGTCTTGCTGTTCCACTTGATCTTTCATAATGAATATCAAATAAAGCAGCCGCATCTGCCGCCGAGGTCGCTCCTCTTATAATATTACCCGCTCTTTTTTCACTATTGTTTAATTCCCAATTAAGAAATGCTAATTGTTCTTTAAAATTAGATTCTCTAATATCTTTATTATATAATTGTGAAAATTTATTTTGTCTGTCCGGATGCCATTGCGCAATTCCATATGCACGGCCATTATCACCAAGCGCATTTATTTTAAGATTTATTCCACTTTCTACCTGTAGATTTCCTATTATTCCGGCGGCCTGCTCTTTGGTCCATCCTTGTTTGGTTAAATAATTCATGGCTTCAGCAGTGCTTCCATTTCCGCCTAGTCCTTTAATTCCAGCCATTTGAGCATTATTCATTTGTCTGGGAACATTTGTTGTTGTGGGAGTAGGCTTGCTGCTAGCGGTAGCTCCTGGATCTTTCTTTTTTGGACCAAATCCAAAGAAAGAACCTATATTTGATATAGGAGTTTTTATAAAATTAAATGTATCATCGACAAATTCTTTTAGTATAGCTCCTATATCTTTTCCATCAAATATCCATTCACCAACTTTTTTTGCTATGTATTCTCCTACATTTGCACCCACAAATGAACCAACTAATCCTCCGATAACTCCTCCAATCGCTGTTCCTATTATTGGTACTATTGATCCAAAAAAAGCACCAATGGCGGTCCCGCCAGCTTCACCCACAATTGCTCCTATAAGAGCTCCAAATGCTTTTAAAAAATCTGATTTAACTTTATCATCTAATTTAAATCCATTACTAAGAAAATCAATTATAGCATCTGAAAATACCAATAGAGTACCAATTATACCAACAAATTTTCCTAAAAATTTTAAAAGAGATTTGCCTTTCTCTAGAAGAGGTTTAAATAATTTGAAAAATTGAAGAGTTTTCTTTTCAACAAAACTCAATGTTTTTTTAACTATAGATTTTCCTTTAGAACTAGAAAGATTTTTTGCTTCTTCATATGCGGCTCTTGCTTCTTTTGCTTCTTCCTCAGAATTTATTAAAGCCTTTTCATCTTTACCTATATTTTTAGGAACAGTTGATCTTTTTTTAAAAGCTCCTATAATACTTTTTATAGCATTATCTATAGTTTTTCCTATTTTACTCAAACTAACTACCATCCAAGCACCAAAAGCGGTTTTAAGATTACCTAACCATCTAGCAAATAATAAAAAGCCGGCGCCTAGCAATAACATTAAAGAACCACTCATTTTGGTTTTTTCTTTATCAGAATTGTCAACGGGTTCTACATCACGATTATTTTTTTTACCTTTAAGAGAAGCTTCTTCTTTTTCAATTTCCATATCTTCAACAGTTCGTTTTAAAAAATCCAATTGTTCTGTTGTATTTTTTAAAACATTTTTAGATATATCAATAAGCGTTGTTATTTTATTATCAATAATATCTAATTTTTTGACAATTATTATAGTAGGATTTGATTCTAAAGTTCTTGTAATCTCTTCTTTTTTGACCATTTCATTATCACGAGCAAACCAAAAGCCGCGCGGTTTAATACCTTCTTGTTTTAATATTGCTTGTTCTAAAGGATTATATGTATCAGACTGTTTTACTTTTTTTGTAGTTTTTTCTAATTTATCTGTTTTTTCATTTGTATCTTTTTCTAATTTTTTTATATCTTTTATAGCACCTTTAGCAGCAGTGCCTTCAGCGGCAGCCCCCGCTTCACCGACAGCCCCTGCTTCTGCACCGATCGCCGCGCCACCTTCTAATAATGGTAGTAAAAATGCCATTTAATTAACTCTATTTTCTTCTTCTATAATATCTTTAATCATACCGACATATAAATCTCTTTCAAAAGGAATCAAATTTTCCAATTCGTCTATGGAATAATGATGATGATGAACCATAGAAAATAATGTAGAATAATAATTATTTAAATCATTGTGAACTAGGCCAATGTAAAAAAATCATCTAACGTAGTCAACTCAATTGTTCGAGCCGTTCCTTTTGAATTAGTATATTCAATCTTATGATATAGTCTAGGCATAGTTTCAAAGAATTTTTGAATATTTTCAAATGTTTTTACATTTAATGAATCGACAAATTCTTCTAATTCTTGTTTATTACATTCTTTTGCAAGATAAACTTCTTCAGCATCATAAATTTTATCAAGGCATTCTTTGATCATATACACAGACATATCAGCATCACTAATATCTTCAGGAACATTATCTATCATTGTTGCCGTGGGATATTTCATAATAATTCCAACGTCATTATCTATTTTAATTTTATTTGTATGTTCTGGAGTATGTTGAATTTCTATATCGTCCAAAGATACTTTAAATTCATAAGTTTTTTCATCTTCATGATCAATGTATTTTAATTCTACGACATTATCAACAGATTTTGATCTTATCTTTAAAAAAAGATATTCTAAATCAAATGTTGTTAATGAGTCTACATCAACATCTGTTCCATCAATCAAAGTCATACAATTATTAATGACTTGTTTTAGGGCATTAATCATTTCTTTTTTTGTGCCACCCTGTTGAGCAATTAAAAGAATTTTTTCTTCTTTTACAAGAAAAGGTCTGTATTTAGCGTCTTTATTTGTAGATGGTATAGTCACATCGAAAAGAGGTACTTTTAATTTAGGTAATGGCATAATAAACTCCTATTATATTATTCAAATTATGATTTATAATTGTATTTGATTTGTTAAAGAACTATTTGAAGGTGAAACATAATTTCCAGCCGGGTTATTTTGAAGTCCAACTAAAGTTCTAGCATTTGCTAAATTAATAGCATCTGAAACTCCCACCGGATATTGTAGTGCGCTTATAGTTTGTGAAGGTGATGAAAATCCTAATTGAGATTGTATATTACTTAAACTACTCAAGTCGTCGATTTGAGTAGTTGTTTCAGAATTAATACTGTAATCTGTATACATAAAAACAACGTCTACTTTCATATATTGATCATTTGTCGCCCAACCGAGAGAAATATCACCAACCTGTTTAGCATAACATTGTTTAAATGTATAAGTCATTATTGTATCTTGATGATCATTGTAAACATATACAGTAAGATCAAATTCTAAATCACCTTTATATGCTACCTCATAAGGATATGCTGTTGTTCTTCCGCCCAACAAAGTTTCACCCTGAGTGCTCATATTATTATAATTCATGAATGATGTTGTAGCAGATATATTTTTTAAAACATTAATGAGTACGTTTTGTTGAGAAGCTTCTACTATAAATGTCATTCGTAATGGTTGAAAAACAGGACGAAATGGAACATTTTCTATAGGACCATAGCCATATCTTCTTATCATTTGTGTATCTAAATCTGTTGCTGGTATAGATACATTTTCAGTAAAAAACATTAAGCTATTTGATAAAAATCCAGATTGTTGAAAGTTTACCAGATATAGATTGTCCTTAAGTAAGCCATTTCTTAAAGCATTGGCTTTAAATTCGGCAATATTAAATCCATTTAACGCCATTTATTTACCTATCATTTTTCTGCTATCTGCCCAGACCTTTTGGTTTGAAGCCTTTGCAAAATTTTCTACTGGAAGCCAAAGCGCAATATCCCATTCTGTCGGCACTATCATAATAAATTTAGACCGCACATGATTATTAAGATACATTTTTATGCAAGGTTTTATATATTTATTTGTTGCAGCAGCATTCAATATATTATAGCTTATTTTTAATCTTGCGGCATCACTTAGTTTAGGATCATTTACTTTAGGATATAAAAGATCCATCAATTTTGCTCTTAAAATATATGGTAAATAGTGTAGATTTATTCCTAAAAATCCATTTGGTACTTTTTTAAATGGAAATATTAAAGGAAATCTATCATAATATGGTAGTTCTTTTTTTAATTTTGGATCATATGAAAATAGATACATCTTTCCAACTTCTATTCTATTCACTAATGCTTCTCGTGAACGAAGAAGTTTTCCTTCATTTATGTTTTTAACTTTTAATGCAGTATCGCGATACCAATTACGAGCTTCCTGTGTTCTACCAGGAACTTGACCCGCTCTAAGACCTTGTGCTAATATCTGATCAAATAACTGAACAGCTATAGTATATCTCCTTTTATAAATAACTTGAATAGTATTATGGCTATTCTATTTATCAAAGGAAAATATAATGAGCAATTTACTACAGACAATCGAAAATGATTTAAAGACTATTTGGGTTGATGCAGAACATTTTGTCGTGGGTGAAGCAGAAATTCTTTGGGATGATTTTAAAGCTATTCTAAATTCTACTTTACCTTCTCAATATATAATTTTAAGAAACTTTGTTCTTCAAGTTCTTCCTGAAATTTCTACCGGAAATATTGCAGATATTGAAACCGCAATTTTAAATCTTGCCGTAGTTCAAGAATTAGATTGGGTTAAAAATTTAGGTTCTACAATGCTTCAGGCTATAATTGCTTTAGTTACGGCCAGTATTACTCATGTTCCTTCTTCAGTTCCAAATTCTGCAAATTCAGTAGCTAAATAAAAATAACTATTTTCTATAGATTTCATTTTCAGTAATAATTTGAAATCTCCATTTTCTATCTTTACAGTATTCTTCTGCTGCTTTCCATTTTGCTTGATTTACAGCATATGTTGCGGCTTCATTTAAAAACGCTCTAGTCTTCATTTTTGGTATAGAAGGCTGGAGCGTTTGTTTATAGGGTTTAATTTCAACTACAATTACTTCATTCTTTTTATTTTTTATAATCATATCTGGAAAATATCTATGATATCTACCATCTATTGGTGATTTATATGGAATAACTAATTCTTCTGACCCCCAGGCAAGGACGTCTTCATTCATATCTAAATATCTCATGAAATCGGCTTCCCACTTACTTCTAAAAATTATATTTGTGGGATTTCCCATATATTTTTGAGGATTTTTTGGACGAAATTTACCCTTCATATTATCTCTATAAATAATTAATGACTTTTTACTTATAGGAAAAGAAATGGGTTCACTCCTTTCAAATATAACAAATAATCCATATGTTCAATCAGTAAATCAAACTGTTGTCAGTAATATAACACAGACCGCCACCGGTGCAGTAAATAATATTTTGAATAATGTGAATGGGGCTTTAGGCGGCGCCGGAAGTATAACATCTGCTTTAGCATCTGTTTTAGCATCTACTGGAATAACTTCATCTTCGGCTGGAGACATTATTGCTTCTGAACTTGATACTTTGATATCCGGATCAAGTTCTTTCTTTACTTCTGGTTCTCCTACCAGAATATCATCTAGTGCTCTTGCAAATAGAAATTTGGCTAGTCAAATTCAGTCTAATCCAGAAACTCAGATTCCAGGAACACAAAATACTACTAATGGTACAGATCCGGATTTAAGTTATCCACCGGATATGCCTCCTTATTATATGACATTACAGTTTGGAGATTATAATAGGCCCGATCCATTTTCAAATACAGCAATAAACGCTACATTTAAAATAACTCTTCCTTTACCGGACGGCGGTGGATTAATTGATGAGACATCTCCAAGATGGTCATCGACCGATCTAGGTTTAGCGGGAAATGTATTACAAAATGTACTTAATGCAGATAATAAGGTATCTAACAATATTGTATCTGTTACTGGAGACGTTGCCGCTTTTGCGCTTGGAACGGTTGGAAATGCAACAGGTCTGAATGATGTTGTTCAAACTGTTAGTGTAGGCACAGGTCTTGCTTTAAATCCTGCTACAGCTATGATTTTTAGTGGATTAGATTTTAGAACTTTTACGTTTAATTGGTTATTTGCGCCAAAAACTTCGGATGAAAGTAATACTTTAAAACAAATTATTAACCAAATTAAAGCTGCGCATTTACCTACATATTCTTCTGGTGGTACAAGTCTTTTATTTAATTATCCATCACTCGTAAAACCATATATTAATCCACAAACCGCTCAAGATTTTATGACAACTTTTCAATGGTGTGTTATAAAAGCAGTCAATGTAAGTTATTCTCCAATGGGAGATGCTCCATCATTTTATTCTGCTACACAAGCACCCGTAATGATTAGACTATCGTTAGTATT